AAGAATTTCCATATTACCCTTTACGTCATCACCTTCAAACCATAATTCTGTAATGTTACAACATACATTTTTGAGATTGACCACAGGACTTTCTGGGTGGTCAAGTTCTCCTACTGCTCTACGTTGTGCAACGAAATTATTTTTAAATGCGGCAGCTTCACGTGCTAATATTTCTTTTGGATAAATTCTTCCATTTTGATTTTTGATTTCTGCACGTTGTAATACTACATCACGTAATATTAACGGTTTTGTAATGTCTGCGGCTTCGCTTAATAATGCTTTGTCATATGTAATGACGTTATATTCAACTAATAGTGATTGCATATTATTGTCCACGAATTTCACGAATACGAGTTGCGATATTTAGCAATCGTGATTCTAATTTGATTAATCCATTTTGCGTACGTTTCCACAATTGTTCACTAGCAATATTTGATTCATTCTTCAATCGGGTATTCATTTTTAATACACGTTCGACTTCTTGTAAATTTCTGTTTAATTCAGAAATTGCTTTTGCTATTTTCTTGTGGGGTGATGCACTTTCGTCATTTTTATATTGATAATATGTAGCATTTTCTGCTAGGTTCTTTTTAACAATTTCCATTTTATCTGCAGGACGTTTTAAATCTTGTTGACCACGAGGGGTTAACTTGAACCCAGTGGTATCGGTTGCGATATGTTTTGACCGTGCGATTTGTGATTTTTTATTTCCACGAAAAGCAAACGGGGTCAAGAATCCCGCAACGTTACCGGTTGTGGTCATTTCATCCAATTCTTTCTTAATAATACGACGAATAAGTTCACGTAAGCGTTGTTGTTTTTCGTCCATAGGTTAACTCTTTAAAGTGTCTAACGTCTTGGTAATTTCTAATGCAATTAACAACGCTGACATGTGATTTTCCTTAATCACTTGTACATTGGCAATACGTTCAAGTTGCGTAACAACTTCGGATAATTTAATACGGGTAATCTTATCGTTTACATTAGTAAGTTTAGACTTCATTTCTTTAATAAGAGTTTCTGCTTCTTTGATTGCGTATTTTCTGAGTTGTTCCCCGTTAGAAACGTTATAAATGTATTCACGGAGTAAATTCTTTTGACGGTCATTTAAGTTTGCGTATTTTTCGTTAAACTTTTCAATTAACATACGATATGATAATAAACGTAAATCTTCTTCTTGACCTTTAATTGTTTCAAATAAATGGGTATCGTTTTTAATTTCTTTATTGATAAGAGTACCCGTAAGATGTTCTACTATAGTAAATTTTGCGGAAACTAAACTTTCAATTTCCGTAAAATCCGTCATTTCGTTGATTGCTCCATCAAAAACTTTATAGATGGATGCATATACTTTGTACGATGGAATACGTGCATTGAGGAAATCTTTCAATTCATAATGATTTTTGATTTCCTTTATTAAATTATATTTTTGGGTGTTTAAAAGACGTTCATTCAACCTCTTTCGTTGGTCAGTAATAATATTGACTAAATGAAATGCTTTTTCTTCACTCATTTGTTGAACATTAAAAAATGCTCTGTATAAGAGTAATTCTTTTCCCAATTCTGTCTTAGAATTGAAGAATTCTCTCATGAGTTTAACGGAAACATCGTTACTACGATTTTCTAATGCGTCCGAAGTGATTTTACGGACCAATAATTCAAAAAGAATGCCCGTATTTCTGATTTTGTTGTGCTTGACGTTTGATTTCATATGTATTCCATTTTTGACATATTATACCGTCATATATTAAATATAACGAATATTTACAATACTTTACTTTTCTAGGTCTAAAATATTACTTTCATCTAACATAGAACCCGTTGATTCCTTGTTTTCCAATAAAACTGAGCTAGGTTTCTTATTTAATGAACTTTTATCTAAAAATCTTTGCATTTCTAGTGCCAACGGTGACTTTCTTTTGTCATTTCGTCGTTTTTTGACTACTAATGCATCCTTATTTTCTTCATGTCCCAATGGGTCACGCCCACGAGGATGACTATCTTGACCATATGACATACCCGTACGAGGTCTACCCATCTTAGCTTCTTCTAATTCTTCATCTTCTATATCACTTTCTTCTTCTGGTTCTCCCAATGAAGCTAAAATAGTATCTACATCGTCAATTTGTTGTTCTTCATCGGGTGTTTCTGGTTGTTCAGGTTCTTGTGTAGCAGGTTCCGTTGATTGTGGTTCTGTTGGTTGTTGTGGTTGAGAAGTTGCTTCCAATTGGGCCATTCTTTTAACATCTTCAACGACTTTTGAACGTTCAGTCTCAACATCATCACCAGACATTTCAAAAATATGGTGATATACCCAATCTTGGGAAATCAACTTTGTACCCAAAATATCATTTGCAACTGCTACCTTTTCCTTCCATAAGCTCAATTTTTCTTGTTCATATACAATAGATGGTGATGTTAGACTTAATTCACAGTCTATCAGTTCTTCGTCACGGAATCCTTGGATAT